GTGTGAAACTCCAACTCTCGTTCCTGCTGATCCAATCCTCGGACCGTGCAGTTCTACCACATACCGGACGAAAACATCCCCGTAGGCTTCCCAATTGGCTAACGCGCCTCCACCATCGGTGACGGTTAGCACAACGAATCCTAAGTCTGTATTCCTGAGTTCACCAGGATCGAGGACGTGATCACCTTGTGATCGGATGTAGTGTTTGGTTTGACTATTCAAACGAGACGCGGGGATGGACAGGACACCACTCTTGTAAACTTGGGTGCGCACGACTCCATCCGTATTTAACAATACGGTCCGCGATGTTGGGGTTGAGTCAGCAGGGTCATAAATGGGGCACATTGCGACATTGCCACTAACGTACGTGCTGACTGCGGGTTTGTACAGTATTTCCAATTTCTTGAACTGTAGTGTTCATAACGGCGGGCCACAGCGGAGAGCCAGGGGAACATTCTTCCATCTCCTGGGTTGATGGGGAGCTTGTGAACAGCTAATCTCCCTCCTTGTGTGGCTGAATCCATAACGAACATGTTGCCTCGTAGAGTAGCGACGAAGTCCTCGTTGGCCACTCTCATTCCACCGTTGGCAAGACCGGTGAAGTTCTTTTGTTTGTTGTTGTATAATTTGTTGTTAGTAATCCGGTAACTTTGACGTCGGGCTGGATCATGCCTTGACGCCGCATTGCGCTGTGGTTCAAACTTATTGATGCATCTCTGCATTTTCGGGCACTCGTACCACCAACCTGGGTTAAATAACCCTCCCACTTCCAAATCCAGCGTTCTCCTCCTGTCTAAGCGCATATTGACTGTCGGAATCCGTAATCAGGGATTCGCGCTATTTATAGCTTCCTGCCTCACCGCACGCAGCGATGGGTCTTCACCTAAGTGCATTGTTTGCTACCACTTGGTAGTTGTGTCTTCTTCTTTTTGCTCTGGTGGACATAATGATGTGATAGGGTCCCATACTCTAGGGACACTTTCCTCCGGCTTAGTCCAGAGCGGAGGTGGAAGGTTATCGTAATATTGCTCCAATACGATCTGTTCTACTGGAGAGATGTCGTGGGAAAAGTAAAACGAAATTCGTTCATCGAGGGTTGGTTCGCGGTATTTCATGTTCATTCCCGCAACAAGTGTCATTCTAAAACTATGAAACTTGTCTCCTTCTTCGGGGATGTAGGGATTGGCACCAGTTGATAACCAGCGGTAAAAACTGGAAAACACTGGTACCCCCCTTGAACTTGCCATGCCACATCCGGCAACGGCTCCCAACCATTTTCTGTATACTTTCTTTGAGTGGAGTTGTTTTGTACTTACCAAATCGCTATAGAGGCGTTTGCTAGGGCGAGGAACGAGCAACCAACCACATTCATGGTTGCGCATTGGTCTTGCCTGGCAAAATTCTACTTTTTCTAAACTTGTATATACGCCATCATAACACATCGTGAACCCCATCTCACTAAACCATTCTTCCAAACCTTCACGGAACTCACCTAGGTTCCGTCTATCCATTATTAAAACACAGTCATCCCCGTCGTTTAACAGACGGGCTTTATTCAAAAGGCCTTTGCTCAACAAGTAGCTGTACATGAGAGCGCACATGATTAGGACGTTGCCCAAGCTCGTGTTCATGTCACCTGACATTCTGTTTCCTTTCACTTTGTATCGAATTTCCCCATCTTTGCCCAGATAGGCGCCCACATTGAGTCTCGTTAGGCGGAGTAGGTGTTTTAATGGTGGGAGTCCGTCACCTGTGGACTCCACAAACTTACCGTAAAAGCTGTGCTCAAATTCGAGAGCGAGAGAGTGCACATGCTGGTCAAATCTGGATGCATCGAGCCCAATAGCGACTGGGTCCGCGAATTCTTTCCACATATTTGCGATAGTATTGCCTCTCTCTATCATGTTCATTCCTTTTGCGACTGTGCGGTGTTCGCCAGTGGCATCGAATACCTTATCGATTGCCTCAAACACCTTATGCTCTATAGGTTTCAGATACCTACCGAGATTGACATTGAATCGTGGTGACCTAGGTTGGATTGCTCGGGGTGTTCCGCCCGGTTTCAAATACTCATCCTTGGTGAAGACCTTTACCTTGGCATCAGCGTTGTTAAAAGGAGCTACCTTCAACGATTCAGCGGCGGCTGCGTACACCTTATGCTTGTGTCCACCGTAACTGTCGACGAATTCATCGACTGTCATCGGGCTACACAATTCATTGGTGTTCGCAACTTTTTCCATCTCGCTGCTGAACCTGCTGAGTCTGCCATTAAACACTTGCCGCGCATATTCCTGTCGATTTTCCTCTGGCTGTTGCAATGCTGCCTCCGAGGTCCATGGGCGTGGCGGGCGCTGGTATTTTCCATCTTTCTTGACAAAATACACTCTTTCCAATAGCGCGTGTTTTACGGTTTCAATATCATTGTTTGGGATGTCCCATTTTGCGCCTTTATCTGCACGTACCTGATAATAGACGCGGGGCAATTTCTGCCCTCCGACCTGCCTGGGTTTGTAAAGGAGTACGTCATCAGCTTCGCGACCTGCAAGCGTATCCTGCAGTTCCTGCGGGACACTAGATCTAGTGCTGATTCCTTTACATTGGCCCAAGCGGCCCTAGCACGACCGGGGTTCAGACGCGTACTTTGATCGCGTCTGAACACGTGATTTG